CTTCTCGGCGAGCGTCTGGGGCGCAAGGCCAACACCGAACTCACGATCGGTGATGGCAACGGCGACCCCCAGGGCATTGTCGTTGGTTCGACCTTGGGTGTGACGGCCGCCGCGGTTGCTGCGATCACCTATGATGAAGTGATCGACCTGGTGCACTCGGTCAATCCGGCCTATCGCGCTTCGCCGAAAGTGGGCTTCCAGTTCCACGACCTGACCCTCAAGGCGCTGCGCAAGCTCAAGGATGGTGAAGGGCGCTACATCTGGTCCGCTGGCGACGTGCAGAAGGGCGTGCCGTCCACGATCCTTGGCTACAACTACCGGATCAACCAGGCCATGGATTCTCTGGCGGCAGCCAAGAAGATCATGATCTTCGGCGACTTCGGGAAGTATTTTGTCCGCAAGGTCGGCGGCATTCACCTCTTCGTCGCCCGCGAGCGCTTTGCGCCGGACATTGGCCTGCTCGGCATGATCCGTCTCGATGGTCGCCTCGGCGACACCGCCGCGGTCAAGCACCTCATCACCGCCGCCGCTTAACGGTTGGCTTGAACTGGTGGGCGCCACTTCGTTGGCGCCTGCTCCTCAAGCCAACGATGGAGATGTTCCATGAGACTGACGATGCTTACCGGGATGGCGGGCGGGGACTTCTCCGTCTCGCCAGGCGAAGAAACCGATCGCTTCTCTGACAAGGAAGCGAAACGCCTCATCGAACTTGGCCATGCCAAGAAGGCGCCTCCGCCCAGGAAGCCCGAAACCAAGAAGGAATGGGACGATGAGCGCGAAAAGCTGATCGTAGAAAACGAACGTCTCCATGGCGAGGTTGAGGAAGGCAAACGGCGCGAGGCCGAACTGGAAGCACAGATCGCTCCCTTGCTCAAGCTCAAGGAGGCGGTTGCGTCGTTCGTCGTGGTGTCGGAGGAAACCGAGACAACCACCTTGCCGCCCACACAGGAGACGCGTGGCTGATGTGGTATCCGGCCACCATCAAGACGCCGGCCGTCGAAGAGCCGGTGAGCGTCGAGGCAGCGCGCCGCCAGTGCGGGCTCTCGGACTCGTCTCAGGATGACCAGCTCAAGCTCTTGATTGCGGCTTCCCGGGCTTACATCGAAAAGTATTGCAACATTAGGTTGCCGGTGCAGGTCGTCACGGTTCCGTTCGATAGTTTTCATGACCTGGCGAGGATCCCTGAGGCCCCGGTCGGAGATGTTGTGGCCATTCACTTCGTCGATGGCGACGGCGCCGAACAGGTTGTTCCTGCGACTGTCTATGAAAAGCGGCTGGATGGCCTGTCACCCACATTGGCGCTGGCGTTTGGCCAGCGCTGGCCTGCACATCGACCCGGCTCTCGCATCACGATCGAGTTGCTGGTTGGCTTCGAGGAATTGCCCAAGGACCTCGAGGCGGCACTTCTGCTGCTGGTGGCCTCGCAGTTCACCTTCGCTCGTGCCGACCTCTTATTGCGCCGCGAAGATGTCGAGGGCATCGGCTCATTCCAGTGGGGAGGGGCGATCGAGGTAAGCCAGGCGGTTGGCCGAACGATGGATGCCCTCCTCGAAAACTATCGCTGCTGGCCGCTGACATGACGCCAGAAGTGTCGGTTTCGATGTTGGATCGCCAGATTGCCGCCCATGGCCAGCCCATTGCGCTGCGGCGCGGCAAGTCCGGTCCCCAGCACAACGCGCGCGGGTTCGTTCGTGGCTATCGCCCCGAGGAACTGGTCGGGTTGATACAGCAGGCAGATAGGGGTGTTGTCCTTTCCCCTAGCGGATTGGTCGGTTTCGGCCTCCCTAAATCCGGGGATGAGTTCTCCAGCCAGGGCCGGATCGGTATCGTCCAGGACGTGGAGCCCATCCACATCGGCGAAACGCTGGTGCGGGTGAACATGCGCGTGAGGCTTACTTGATGGCGGGTTTCGCTCAGCTTTTCCGGGTCGCCGCAAAGGAGACCGCCGAGGAGACCCGCGAGGAAATCATCGCGACGGCTCGCCGCGAGCACGCCCGCGTCATGCAGGCGGAGCCCCGGCCTTCGCGGTTCATTCGAACGGTCGATGGTGTGCGCGGAGCGAGTGAAGAGGCTGTGCGGGCCGACGGTCGTATCGAATACGTCTATCCGCGGCTTGAAGAGGTCGTTCAGTTCGCCCTTGAGACGCTGTTCGACCTCTCACCGGTGCTGAGCGGAGACTACCGGAATGGGCACCAGCTCTTCGTCGATGGCGTTGCGGTGCCGAACCTTGAGGCTTGGGACGGCGAGAGTGAGGTAGTCATCTGCAACTACCTGCCCTACGCGCGCAAGATCGAGGTCGGCAAGATGCGCATGCGCGTGCCCGGCACCGATCATGTCTACGAGCAGGCCGAGGTTTTGGTGGCGCAGCGCTACGGCAACGCCGCCCGCGTCTTCTTCACCTATCAGGGTGTCATGCAGGGCGCGCGCCTCGGGCGCGCCGAGGGCGGTAATCGCTCCGACCTTCGCTATCCCTGCCTCAGAATTCGGAGCCGATAAATGGGTGACTATGCCGGCGCCAAGGCCGCCATCCGCCAGCGGCTCGTCGACAACTGGACGGTCACGCGCCTGACCTTCGAAAACGAGACGCCAGCCGATCCGTGGCCGCCTACCGAAGCCGATCCGGATGCCCCAGACCTTCCGAGGCTGGTGCCGTGGGCTCACCTCGAAATCGCCTCAACGCGCAGCCAGATGCGCGGCGCTGGACGGCCGGGCTCGCAGGTCTGGCAGACGCTGGGTTTCATCCTCGTGCACGTCTTCGTGCCGGCAGGAACCGGCGATGCCTTGGCCACGACTTACGCAAACGCCATCGGGGAAATCTTCCGGGGTAAGGTGTTCTACAACAACGGCGACGGTTGCTACGTGCGGACCTGGGCGCCCCGCGTCGACGAAGGTGGCCCAGCCACCACGAGCGCCGATATTGCCTGGGCCAATACCGGCAACTGGTTCCGCGTCACCATGAGCTGCCCATTCGAATACTGGCACCGCGGCTGATCCCGGCGCCAACCATCTGACCACATGCGGCCCGCCATCGAGCGGGCTTTTCCATGGAAAGGAGCAAGCTGTGGCATATCAGTCCGGCCGCAATATCGCGGTATCCTACAAGCCCGAGATCACGTTTGGGCAGTTGCCGGGTTCGGCCGGTGCCAAGGCCTTCCGTCCCAATAGCGGCAACCTCACGCTGGGCAAGGAACCGATCCGCTCCAATGAAATCCGCCGCGACGGCATGACCACGCGCGGCCGCCATGGCTCGCGTACCGTCACTGGCCAGTATGCGGGTGACCTGAGCGTCGGCACCTTCGATGATCTGCTCGAAGCGGTTTTCCGGGGCACGTTCTCGCCGGCACTGACGCTGACCGAAACCGACTTCACCAGCCTGACCACCACGGCCAATACCATCGTGGCGGCCTCTGGGGACTGGCTGGCCCTCGGCCTGCGCGTCGGCGATGTGTTCCGGCTCGCCGACCATGCAAGCGCAGCCAATAATGGCCGCAACCTGCGCATCGTCGACCTGTCGGCGACCACGATCACCGTGGCAGACACGCTGACGGTCAATGCGGTGGCCGATACCGATGTGACGCTCACCCGGCCCAAGAAGCTCATTCAGGGGCTGGTGCCGCGCTCGTTCACCGTTGAGGAGCACGAGGCCGATATCGACGGCTCCGAGGTGTTCAAGGGCGTGCGCGTCGGCTCGGTGCAGGTCCAGATGCAGCCGAACGGCATGTGCATCCTGACCTTCGGCCTTGTCGGCCAGGATATGGAGGTGATGACCGGCGCTTCGGCTCCCTACTTCAACGATCCGGCGGAAACGGTCACGGTGGGGCTGACGGCGGTTGAGGCGAAGATTCTTTTGGGCACCGATGAAGTGCTCGATATCAGCTCGATCGATCTCACGCTCAACCTCAACGCTTCTGGTGTCCCGGTGGTCGGCTCGGTGCTCACGCCCGATGTCTTCACCAACCTGGCGGCGGTCGAGGGCACCATCACCGCGCTCAAGCAGGATGTGGAACGCAGCGAGCAGTTCCTCAACGAGGAGGTGCTGAGCCTGCACCTACTGTTCGAGGAGCAGGATGGCGCGCCTGCCGACTTCTGCTCGTTCTTCCTCGGCAACTTCACCCTCGCCACCGCGACCAAGGGTGAGCTGGGGCAGGACAACGCCCGCACGCAGTCTTTCACCTTGCTGACGGGCGTCGACGAGCGTGGCGGCGCTTATGACCGCACCATCATCAAGTACCAGACTAGCGCCGCGTAAGTCGGCCGGAGAAACTGCACATGACCGAGAAAATCGCTTCGTTCAGCCTCGACGACTTCGATGCCGTTGATACCTCCACCATGACCGTGATGGTGAACGGCGCTCCCACGGACTGGAAATGGACGTTCGCCGGCCCTGGCCATCCGAAGGCCATCGAGCAATCGAACCGGCTCGCCCGCGAGGGCCTGGCCGAACAGCGCGCCATTCAGCAGGCTCGGGCCAACGGCAAGAAGTGGAAGGCATCGGACGAAACCCCGGACGAGCTGCGCCGCGAAAACGTCGGCCATGTCGTCGAACGCCTCGTCGGCTGGTCGCCGGTCAAGATCGATGGCAAGGATTTCGCGTTCTCGTCCGAAAACGCGACCATGCTCCTGGCCGATCCGAAGCGCGTCGGCCTCCTGACCCAGGCCCTCGAATTCCTCGCGGACGAGAATTCTTTTACCAGGCGCTCTGCGACCAACTGATCGAGCACGCAGAGCGCGAATTTGAACTGACCGCGCGCGATGAGAACGGCATCACCTTGAGGGCTCACCTTGAGGGGTTACTGTCACGGGCGCGGACGGACAAGCGGCGGGAGGAATTGGAGGCCGAGCTTGCCGTGCCTCCGTTCCCCCTGGCCCTGACCTATCTCTGGCACGCCTATGGACGCTTGCGCCGCCGGTGTTCTACCGGGCTGGGTCTGAGCCCCGTCACTCTCGGCGATATCGACGCCTTCGTGAGGCTCACCGGCTCGCGCCTCGCACCTTGGGAGGTTGAGGCTATCGAGCGGCTGGACGAGGCGTGGCTGGCAGCTAACGCTAGTACTCCAGCTTGACACCGTCAGCGGTGAGTAGCGCCGTTGTGCAGATTGTCGCGGTAATATCGGCCGGGTCAGCCTTAAGAAGCCGCTCCAGTCCTATTGTGTGGACGGACACCTCTGCCTCGGCATCGTTCTCCATGACAATATCCGGCGGGACGATGACGCCGCCGATCCCGACGCGATTGCCAAGTGCGTCTGTGAAGAACAGAAGAGCTTCGTTCATCTTAACAGCATGTCCCGAAGCGTTCCGCAGAGCGAATTGGACTTCCGTCCCGAACTTGCCGGGCTTCGCCGTCCAAGACGACAGGACGAGCGGGGTTTTGCTCTCCGGTGAGCAAGGCGGCTCTTCGGCCGCAGCCTGAGCGGCGCCAAGCAGCAGCGCGGCACAAAACAAAATCAACAATCTCATCTGACAGCCTCCTCAGATGAGGGACCGTATTTCAGCCGATGTGAAGGAAGCAACAATGTCCGAAGTTGTTACCAAGCTGACGATCATGGCCGATGGTTCTCTTCGCGTGCTCGATGCATTCGAAAAGGGCATGGAGGAAGCAGGTCGCGCGACCGATTACACGACTGGCGCAGTTGCCGATTTCGAGCGTCGGATGGCGCGCGCCGCCGAGCAGATCGCCAAGGGCAATGCCGTTACCACCCAGAGCATTGCTCGCAAGACGGCAGAGCAGCGCGCCTATGAGCGCTGGTCGGCGACGGTGGATCGGACCACGGCCCTGCGCATCAAATTCGAGCGGGAGGCCGCACAGGCCGCCGTGGCGGCGAGCAACGCAGTCACGCTGGGTTATGCCTCCCAGGAGCAAGCCCTTGCCACGCTCACGGCGCTGGAGCAGCGGCACGCAGCGGCCCTCGCGGCGGCTGTCGGCGACACTCGGCAGATCGCCGGTGCGCTTGGTGCACAAGCGGCAGCCGCCGACGGCGCTGCGCTGTCCATGAAGCGTCTGGCGGCATCCAATGACAACGCCAGTTGGCAGCGCCGGAACCTCGCCTTCCAGCTCATGGACGTGAGCCAGATGCTCGCGCTCGGCCAGGCGCCGATGATGACGCTCCTCCAGCAGGGTCCGCAGATCGCGCAAATCTACTCGATGGAAGAGGGCGGCGTTGGTCGCGCCCTCAAGGAAAGCGCCTCCATGGCGCTGGGCCTGGTGCGTGCGGCGTGGCCGGTCGTTCTGGTAGTCGGCGCGATCTCCGCCGCCTTCGCCGGCCTCACCTATGAGATCAACAAGACGGCGAAGCATTCCGTCGGCCTTATGGACACGATCAAGGCTACGTTCCAGGTGATCGGCGAGGGCGCAATGACCGTCGCCAAGCCGGCGCTCGACTATTTCGGTGGGCTTTGGGATGCCGTGTGGCTTCGCGTGGTGGCCGGAACGAAGGCCTTCATCAACTGGAATACGGCTCAGTTCCTGATCATGGTCGATGCCATCGGGACGGCAGTTCAGTCGATCCCCGACGCCTTCATGCAGGCGGGTGCGGCAGCTGCGAATGCGTTCCTCAAGGGGATCGAGTGGATGGTCAACCAAGCGTTGGTCAGTATTCAAGGGGTGATCGACGGTCTTAATGGCTTTCTCGCGCTCGCCGGACAGAAAGTGCCGCCGGTCTTCGATCCGTCCAAACCCTTTGCCATTCAGGAATTTAAGTTCGGCGAGGATGCGGGGAAGCGCAACGGGCAGCGCGAGGCCGATCGACAGAGGCGCGCGGCAGACTACCTCACCCGCGACTATGCCGGCGAGTTCTTCGGAGCCGTCGCGAGCAAGGCGGAGGCCAATGCCATTGCGGCCGACAAGGCCCTTCAGAAAGCAGCCAAGGCCGCCGAGAAGGAGGCGGAGCGCCAGCGCAAGGCCTACGAATCGCTGACGCGCAGCGCGACCCAGTTCATTGCCGACCAGGAGCGGCAGGCGCAGGCGCTTGGCATGACCGCGCTCGAAGCGGACAAGCTTCGGTTCAGCCAGGAGCTGTTGAACAAGGCGGCGAATGACAATATCGCGCTCACGCCCAGAATGCGTGACGAGTTGCTGGGGCTGGCCGACCAGATGGCCGTCGCGCAGGAGCGGACACGCCAGCTCACCGAGGCCTACAACTTCGGCAAGTCGACGCTCGGCAGCTTCTTCAGCGACTTCAAGCGCGAGCTGATGAACGGCACTTCGCTCTGGGATGCTTTCGCCCAGGCCGGCGCCAACGCTCTCAACTCCATCGCCGACAAGGCCTTGTCGATGGCTGCCGATGGCATCTTCGATATGATCTTCCGGGCCTTCACCAGCAGCTTCGGCGGTGGTGGTTTCGGCTCGCTCGGCAACGGTATCGGCGGCGGCGCGAGCTTCGGCGGCGTGCTGTCGTTCCTTGCCTCGGCGAAGGGCAACGCGTTCAGCAACGCCCCGGGTCTTAGCGCCTATTCCAGCACGATCGTCACCCGCCCGACGGTGTTTCCGTTCGCTCGCGGTGCCGGTCTCATGGGTGAGGCTGGGCCGGAAGCCATCATGCCGCTCAAGCGCACCGCTTCGGGTGCGTTGGGTGTGCAGGTCGCCAACCAGAACCAGGGCAACGACAACTGGCCGCTGATCCAGATCATCGACCAGCGATCGGGCGGCGAAGCGATCAAGGCCGAACGTGCTACAGGACCCAATGGAGAAAAAGCCGTGCGAGCGATCGTCAGAGACGAGGTTCAGGAGGCCCGCCGTCGTGGCGCGCCGGGGTGGCGTTGATTATGCCAGCCGATATGCCGGCCTACGCCTTCACCGAGATCGGGGTATCTCCTGATCTCGGCATCGCCTTTGCGCGCTCGGAAGGCGGCCTTGTGATCACGTCGCGCAGCACCGATCCCAACTGGCGCGGCCCGATGACCACCCGGCCGCTCCAGCCTCTCGGGCTGCGCAACGAGCATGCTGATTTCCGGGCATTCCTGTCGACCTGCGTGGACCAGAACCTTCGCGTCGACTTCGTGCACCCTATCCACACCCTCCCGCACGGCTACACCGATGCCACCTGGCCGATGGCCGGAAACGCGGAGCTGGTCTCGGTGCCCAACCTCCGCACCATCGTGTTGCGCGATCTGGTGGAGGGGATGACGCTCCAGCGCGGTGACCGGCTCTCGATCCTCCAGGGGGATATCGTCTGCCATCGCTGGATAGCGGCGGACCTGACGGTAACGAGCGCCATCACCCAGGCCGTTGAACTGACGCCGCGCCTCCCGATTGGCGTTGTCGCGGCCGGCGCCACCGTGCTGCTCAAGAACCCGAAGATGCGCTTCATGATCGTGCCCGACACCTGGGACGACAAAGAGGTTGCCGAAGCCTCGCCGATCTCGTTCGAAATCATGGAGGCGTTGCGGTGAAAATGTTCGACCCTCAAACGGCGGCGCGGTTTGCTGCCGGCGAGGTTGACGGTATCGACGCGCTGACGCTGGTTTTCGACAGCGGCATCGTGAACGTCGCGGTCGGCATTCGAGGTCAGTTCCCCTGGGATGATCCGACGCTGGGCGAACAGACCTTCTATGGCGGCGGCGCGCTGACTGCCCTCGATGTGCCCGAGAACGCCCTTGGGCCGGAAAGTCGGGCGATCACTGCTCGGCTCTTCGAAACCTACATGGTTGAGGGGAGCGATATTCCGGTCAACGTCTTCGATGATGGCGTGCGCGCCACGATCGATGAAGAGCAATGGGAAGGCCGCACCGCGATCCTTTCCATTTTCTGGCTGTCCAAGGATGGTGTGCCGATCGAGCGCGAGCAGGTTGCCGTTCGGCAGATCGACGCTATGCCGCTTGATTGGGACGAGGAAGGCAATCCGGTGCGCTCGCTGATCCTCGAAGAGCCCGATATTGCCCAGCGCGAGATCGAGGGCAAGACCAGCAACGCCGAGTTTCAGGCGTTGATCGACCCGACCGACAGGGCCTTCGAGCATGTCGGCACGACCAAGAACCAGAAGATCAATTTCGGCAAACGGCCGGAAGAGACCATAGGTTGACCATGCCCACATTACCGACCTGGAAAACCCCGCTGGTGCGCCGGCAGGGTTGGGAAAACGCATTCATCCAAACCGTCCAGCACCACATGGCCCAGCCGTTCGCCTGGGGCGTTTCCGACTGCCTGATCGTCCCGGCCGACCTCTGCAAAGCCATGTGCAGTCGCAATCCGCTGCCGGCGCGCCTGCGCCGCTATCGCACCGAGCGCGGCGCGATGAAGCTCATGCTCTCGCTCGGGTTCCGCGATGTCGAGGAGGCGCTGGCAGCCACGTTTCCACCGGTGGCGCCGCTGCTCGCCCGACGCGGGGATTGTGGCGTCTACGAGCAGACTATCGACGGGAAGCCCTGGCTCTCCACGCTCATCGTTCTCGGCGACGGCTCGGCCCTCGGCAAAGGCCCGGCTGGGCCTGTCCGGGTGCCAGTTCACCGTCTCAAGTCCACCTTCGCCATAGGAGCCAGGTGAATGCCTTTTGTTGCCCCGCTTCTGGGGAATATCGCCCTCAATCTTGCCGTCGGCATTGGCGCGTCTCTGCTCGCCAGCGCGCTCAGCCCGCAGCAGAAGACCACGCCGCAGACCCTCTCGACCTCCAAGGGCTTCTCCTTCGAGATGCAGGTGGGTGAGGGCGCGCCGGTCTCCGCTGTCGTCGGTCTCGGCCGGGCGCGCGGACAGCTCGTCTATGTCAATGAATACGGCACGGACAACGAATACCTGCAACTGGTGATCAAGGTCGGCCACGGCTGGCATGAAGGCCTTGAAACGCTCCTCATCGACGAAAAGCCCATGGCGCTCGTCGGTTCGAACGCTGACCCGCGCGGACGCTCGGTGGCGCAGTTCACGCGGGGCGGTGTCCCCTACATGTGGGTGAAGGCCTACAATGGCGCACCGGGCCAGGCGGCAGACCCCGAGCTGATCGCGCGCGCCAATCCCGCCGGCCGCTGGACTGCCGCCCACAAGATGACGGGCTGCGCCTATCTCATCATCACGTTCCGGTACGATCCGGATTTCTACGGCTCGACGCTGCCTCTTTCCGGCTCGGTCTGGCGTGGGCTGCGCCTCTTCGACTGGCGCCAGCCCGGCGCCGTCTGGGGCGATCAGTCGACCTATGTGTGGACCCGAAACCCCGCGGTCATCCGCTACAACTATCGGCGCGGCATCTTCGTCAATGGCGTCAAGGTGCTGGGGCAGGGGTTCTCGGCCTTCGCCAACGACCTCGCCGGCTACACGGCGGCGGCGAATCTCTGCGACGAGGACATCTACGAGCCCGTCACCAACACGACCTTCAAGCGCTACGAGTTCGGGCGCGAGATCGGTGACGACGAGGAGAAGCTGTCGGTCCTCACCGAGCTTGATGCCGCCTATTGCGGCTCGAGCTTCAAGCGCGGTGGCGCCGACGTGCCGCTGCCGGCCCAGCAGCTGGTGTCGGTCATGACGCTGACCAACGGCGACCGGCTGCGCGGTCATGCCGTTCGCGCCGATCGCAAGGGCACCGTCAGCAGCAAGAAGACCATGTGGCATGGCCAGTTCGTCTCGGCCGATGTCGCCTGGGGGCTGGCGCCGTTCACGCCGCGCATCAATACCGAACTGGAGAGTGTCTTGGGCGGGCGTCGGGCGATCGCCCTCGATCAGCCCTTCGAATACCTCCAGACCCGGGCGCAGGCCCGAGCCGAGATTGCCCTTCGTCGCCAGTTCTACGCGGGCACGCGCGTCGAAACCTTCACCCCGAAGGCGTTCGCGCTTGAGCCTGGCGATTGCATCACCCGCGTCTGCGAATGGGGCAGCGTCTTGATGGTGGTCGAGAAGGTGGAGCCCATCGAGAACCGCCTCGGCGTCACCGTAACCATGTCGGAATGGAGCAACACCATTGTTCCGGCCAGCGGCGACAGCTTCGTGACCTTGCCAACCGAGCCCGGCGCTGGCCCGGCCAACCCCGATCGCACCATTGCGGTCTCGGGCCTTTCCGTCTTGCCGTTCCAGCGCGCGGGCGGCGGCGCGGTGCACCCCTTCGCCCGGGCAACGTGGACCCAGATCACCGACCCCAATGTCGACCAAGTGATGATCCGGCTGTGGCCGGCCGCCGGGAGCGAGGCGAACGACAAGCAGGACTTCTTTGCCAGCGCTCGGCTCTCCAGCACCTTGCTGCTGGGACCGCTTCAGGCAGAAACTGACTATACCGGCTACGCCATCCCGATCCGCAGCGACGGCCGCGTCACGGTCAAGACCAACCTCTTCACCTTCACCTCCGGCAGCGAGACCGTGCCGGCCGAGGTGCCTGACGGTTCCGTTGGGCTCGAAAAGCTCAACGGTGAGCTGAAGAACGCCCACGGCCTTATCACCCGCGAGGATCTTCTTGGCTCCGTTCCCGACCGCCTGGCGCAGCTCGAGCAGGACCAGTTCAACCTCGCCAATGGCCTTGGCGATGTGAGCGACACCAGCAAGCGCGATGTGCGGGTGCTCAAGGCTCAGAGTGGCAGCAATGCCGCCGCCGTTATCGAGGAGCGCAAGGCACGCGTCGAGGCCGATGCGGCCAACGCGCTGCTGATCCAGGAGACGATCGCCAAGCTTGGTACCGCCGTCTCCGACGCCTTCCTGCGCTTTGACGTGCTCGCCTCGGACAACCTGACCTATGCCGACATTGCGGTCATGGGCCGAATCGGCGAGGCCGGCGAGCTCATCGAGAGCGGCATTCGCATCCATCTCGAAATCGTCGGCGGGGTGCTCACTTCGCAGATCGCGCTATTGGCCCAGAAGCTGGTCATCACCGATGGCGTTCACACGGCCGAGGCGTTCCGGTTTGACGCGGTGAATGGCCGGCTCGTTCTCAAGGAATTGGCGATGGAGCGGGTTACTTCGCTCGACCTCACCAGCCTCGTCATTGATGGCATCAATCCCGAAATCACCTTCACCGGAGCCTGAGAATGCCTTTCATCTACATGGAGGATGGCGGCAAGTGCCTCATGATCGGCGACGAAATGGCGGTCTGGGACAAGCCGGCTTCGGGCGACAAGTTTGCGCCCTACAAGCACCCGGAGCAGCACCTCAAGGCGGTCTACTTCCATTCGAAGAACGACTATTACGCCGAGGCGGCCTCTGCCTCAGTACCCGTCACCCATGCCGCCTATCCGGCATCGGCGGCCGTCAGCTACGATCCGTCCGCGTTGGCATTGACGCCGGTGACGATCTACCCCGACACCTATACGTCCAGCCGCGTGCTGATGACCCATGGCTTGGGGTATGTGCCGAAGTTCCTCATCGCCGACGAGAACTACAACGAGTTGCCGGCCTCCGCGCCTATCCAATACGCCAACAACGAGAATGGCGGCACCCGTTTCGTTCGCCACTACGCGACCACCACCCAGATCGTGCAGGTGGAGTATGTGGTGCCGGGGATCGGGCCGATGGCATCGCTTTCCAAGACCTATCGCGTGGTCGTTTTCCGCAAACCCCAGGCTGATCCCTCCAAGCCGGTGTTCCAGGCCAAGCGGGACGGCAACATCCTGATCGCCGGCCGAGGCAAGGTGAACTATTCCGAAAAGCACCTGCGCCTCGCCGACGCCGGGGAGACGGCTTTCCATATGCCGACCGAACCCGTCTACGACATCAATAACGGCCAGGTGCGCTATGTGCGTTCTGGGGGCTTCTGGATCGAGAGTGTCGCGGTGCGCGGCGCGACCGTTATTCGCTATGGCGGCAGCCTGACCAGCGTCGACTACCTCAGCGTGGTGGCGTGATGGCTACCCCCAAGTTCAGCTTCAAGGCTGGGCGCGTGCTCATGCAGGACGGCACCCGAACTGTCCTCGATACCGCTGCCAAGAGCTTCAATGCGGTGCCGGGTGCGGTCATCATCGTTGACCCTTTCACGCTGTCGTACCCCGATTTTGCGAGCAAGGGTTATCGCTATCTCTACGGCTCGCAGCGCTACAACGGCGGAAATACTCGGGACGAGGAATGTCGGACGCTCGGTACGGTGAACCCGGAAGAGACACCCCTTCCCAACATCGATTTGGGGGCGTTGCCTGCGGGGACTGACTTTCTCGAAACCCGTATCAAACTGACGAGAACGCTTTCACCGCCGAAGATGTGGTGGTCCGGGTATCCTGCCAATGCCGGCCTCTACGACTGGCCGTCAGAGATCATCGCAGGCCAGTGGATGCAGTTGCTTGGCAATTCGATGATCGCCGAGCGCGGGGACAATTGGGCGCGGCTCTTTGAGATCGTCATCGCCTCCGGCCGCGCTGTTCTCCGCCGCCGGCAGACGGTCGGCACTCAGGGCTTCACATCGTGCCAGATCATGCACCAGTGGATCCAAGGGGATCCGGACGTTAACCCCCGCAAGCTGCGCGAGGGCGACCCCTACGCCTGCAGCACCGTCAACAGCACCAACTACGCCTCGACCTATACGGGCGTCCTCGAAATCACCCCCTGCTCATATCGGAGTGGCTCATGACCCGCATTCTCTCCGGCACCGCTGCGGTGCTGGCCGGCTTCCGTGCCGTCGCCTTCATCGGTGACCCGCTCAGCGACGCGAATTGCCCGGTCGACGGGACTGTCGTTCTGGGTGGGGCGGCCTACTTCATTGCCTCGCGTACGGACACAAGCCATTTCGAGCTGACCCGCGACTATGAGGGCGTCGACGGCACGGTCTCCTGCGAAATCGACCCGCTCAACGCCAATGCCATCAACCTTGTGAAGGTGGCGCGCTCGATCACGGAATATAACGCCAAGCTCGCTCTCACCGACGCCTACGGCAAGGGCCTGTTCTACGAGTGCACCGGCCTTACCGGCGCCAACGATCCGGGGCCGGGCAAGCTGGCGCGCAACGCTGCCGCCTGGGCGGATACCACCGAGATCTACATGGACGTGCTCGATGCTGGTGGGCACGAGCAAGGGGCGCTGATAGACCTCGCCAAGACCGGTACGGTGTATATCGTGCGGAGCATCGACACCGGTGCCTACGCCGCTTTTCTGCTCTCGGCTGGCCCCGAGAATATGGGGCCCGATGAGTGGCGCAAGGTGACGCTCGAATATGTCGATGGCGACGGCATCATCGGCGATGGCGAACTGGTGGCCGTCGAGTGGAACCGCTCGGCCGAGGGGCTCAAGATCGACTTTGAGGACGTGTTTGCCGGGCGCGCTGCCTACGATGCGGCAGCGGGCGGTTTTATGTTTCTGTCGCTGAATGGGGCGAATGGGGCAGGCGGACCTGCCGTGCTCTATCGCAAGCGCAGTGTCGCTGCCGGGGACTGGAGCCCGCCCATCCCTTACCAGGGGCCTGAGGGCGGCAAGGGTGATCCTGGTCCCTATACCGAACTGACCTTTGGGCCAGTGACAACCGTCCCCTACGGCCAACCGGCCGCAGTCAATGCCGTCATCGTCGATGTTGATACAGTGCGGCTCGACTTCTCCATCCCCGCTGGTCAGGACGGCGCGGGCACGGGCGACATGGTCGGGCCAACCGGCGGGGTGACGGACGGCGCTCCGGTTCTCTTCTCTGGCGCGGGTGGCAAACTGACCAAGGCCGGCGCATTCGCCACGAAGGGCCAGGCAGAGGGCGGCACTGACACAGCCGTCTTCATGAACCCCTTGAACACGGCGCAGGCTATCGCCGCCGCACCTCGGCAGGCGGGATCGCTCGTCCAGATGGTCAAGACGATCACGATCTCGGCAACCGCCGTATCATCAACGATGACCCTGACCGACACGACGCCAGTCAATACCAACGGCACCCAGATCATGGCCGTCGCTATCACGCCCAAGAAGGTGGGCAACAAGATCAGGGGCACGGTGAACATCTGGGGCGGCGCCACTGGCGTGCTCAACCTTATCGCCATGGCTTTTGTCGACAACTCAGCCAACGCCCTGACGGCTAGAGCTCAGACGGTTGCCGGTGCTTATGCCGAGCAGATGTCTTTCGAGTTCGACTTCAACGTCGCCACGCTCGACACGCGAACCTTCGCGGTTCGCCTCGCCGTGAGCACAGGCACCTTCACGCTGAACGGGCTATCATCCGGACGTCTCTGGGGCGGTGTCGCTCAATGCTCAATCGCGCTCGAGGAGATCGCATCGTGACCTACAGCTTCGTCAGCGCTCGATACGCAAACGTTGATCACACCTCGGCAATCGCCATGACGGAAGAGGCGTCCGAAGTCGCCCTTTCGCCCATCGATACGCCGGAAGATTGGGCTGATCTGCTGGCCTGGGGCCAGCCACAGCCGTTCCTTGCGGAAGAAACCTTGCCCAATCTGGAGCCCGACCAGTTTTGGGACGCCCTCCGCTTTTTCGGCTACGAGGAGGCGCTTCTTGCCTGGGTCGCCAGTCTCAAGCCCTCGGACCCGGAAAGCCCCACCTATGTCCAGGATCGCGCCTTCTGGTCGGCGGTCTCGTCGAAGGTTGAGCGAGGTAAGTTTTTCGAGCGAAACCATCCCTTCATCGAGGCCGCGCGGCAGGCAATGGACATAGCGCCTCAGCAGCTCGATGACATGTGGATGTGGCCGTTTTCTTAGCGGCGCCGCCAATAGTCGCGGGCCATCGCATCGCGATCGCCACGAAACACGGCCTGCAGTTCACACCAATCATAGAGGCGCGCGATTTGGGCACCCAGCACCAGGGCCAGCAGAAACGGGGCGATGGCCAGCGCAGCGGCGGCCCAGAGGATGGAATAAGTCAGGCGGGCAACGATGGTCACTTCCGGAACTCCCTCGGTTTCGCGTCGGGGAGTTGGAAAAACCACACAAGGAGGTTCGCGGTGACCTTTAGCCTTGCGGCCTGGACATACGCCAACGCCTCCCCGACTTATTCGAAGGAGGGCGCATTTTCCGGCCTACGCCAGGCCGCCTTGTGTGGGGTTTCCACGCCCCAGAGCACGATGAGCGCGCTCCGAGGCGGAACATAGTGCCGAATACCCAATGGCGCAATGCGCGCTGCTAGCTAGGCTCTTTTCCCATAGCGCGCAGCCAGAAGTTTTTCCCGGTCTGGGTGATGTGGGCATCCTCGGCCCCGGCCATCACGAAACCATGGGCTTTCAGTTCTCGGTAAGCGGTCGGGTCGATGGCCTGGCGAGGCTTATCGGAAAGCTGGGTAAGCGCTTCCATTGCAGCTGGTGAGATCGTTGGCGTGCCCATGCCTGATCGCTAGCCGAGTCGGCGGCATAATCTCAATGGCGGTGCACGCTGTTCGACCAGGCCAGGGCTTGGACGGGCAGACCTGAGCGCGCACCGCCGGCCTACTGTCGAGTAGGCCTGATCTAAACGCCGCGTAAGCGCGCAAGGTTTCAACCCCGCCCGATGACCTAGGGCATCTCGATAACTCGATAGGAGTGCCTTGAATGGCCAAACTTCTTCCAGACTGGAAGAGGGTGCTTCGTCACGCGTGGAGCATCCGCCTGATCCTGCTTGCCGGCTTACTGTCCGGGCTCGAGGTAGCCCAGCCGCTGGTTGCCGACATCCTTCCCATTCCGTCGCTGACCTTTGCCGTACTGGCGATGATGGTCACCGCCGCCGCCTTCGTCGCTCGCCTCATGGCCCAAAAAAGCTTGATCGAGCCTCGCAATCCTTCCTCTGAAGAACTGGAGTTTGAGCCGTGAGCCGTCTTCGCAAAGGCAGCGCTGCGTTCGCTGTTGTCCTTTCCATGGTCGCGGGCTTCGAAGGCCTGCGAACGGTGGCCTACCGGGATCCTGTGGGGATACCCACTATCTGCTTCGGGGAAACCCGTGGTGTGAAAATGGGCGATCAGAAAACTGCCGACGAGTGCCGGCAGATGCTTGGCGATCGCCTCATTGAATTCTCTTCCGGCGTCGACCGGTGCCTCAGGGTCGACGTGCCCGCTTACACCTACGCGGCCTTCGTGTCCTTCTCCTACAATGTTGGGGTAGGGGCATTCTGCTCTTCCACGTTGGCCAAAAAGGCAAATGCGGGTGATCTCAGGGGCGCATGCAATGAACTGGGCCGATGGACGCGTGCCAAGGGTCTCGAACTGCCCGGCCTCGTGGCTCGCCGCGCCGAAGAAAGAAAATGGTGCTTGGCGGGGTTGGTATGAACCCCCGGCTCGCCCTTGCCTTCGGCGGCCTTCTCCTCCTCGGCGCACTGGTAGCCGCCGCGTATGTGCATGGCCGTAGCGCGGGCTTCGAGAAGGCCCGCGTCCAGTACGAAACTCTAATGGCCGCACAGGAAGCGGCGAATAGGGAAGCCATTCGCCGCGCCGAAACCGGCCTGCTCAAAACCGCCGACGCCCTCGCCACCAAATCCAAAGAGTTGAACGATGTTCTCGACACCATCGACCAGGCGGCTGATGCCGATCCTGATGGCGGGGCTATGTGCCTCTCTGCTGACAGCGTGCGCCGCCTCAACGCCGTCCGCTAGGGCAGGGCTGGCACTGCCGGCGCTACCTGCGTCCATGTCGGCTTGCGACAGCCCCATGCAGCTTCCGAACGCGGCTCTCAGCCGGGGCGATGTGGAGCGGCTTTGGGCGCGCGATCGCGCGGCCCTCGTCCGGTGCGGCGCAAACCTGGAAGCACTCGTTGCCTATTATGAAAATCTCGCGCAACGGCTCAAAGGTGCTGACCGATGACCCAGAGCGAGGCGCAGAGCATGCTCCTCGAAATGCTCAGGGGGCTCAAGGAGGATATAGCCGAGGAACGTGAGGCCTCGCGGCAGAGCAGGTCGGCGATGCGCGATCGTGTCGAGGAGGTCGTCGAGCGGCTCGGCAAGCTCGAAACGACCGTTGCCGTTTCTGGTCACATCGATGCTCAGGTGCGGAACGAACTCGATGCACTCCGAACGTCGCTGGAAGAGAACCGGGCTGCTGTTCAGCCGACAATTGACGAGTGGCGCCGGGTAAAGCTCATGGGCCACGGTGTCGTGTGGACTGTGGGAATCGCGGGCGCTGCATTTGGCGCGTCGGCATGGTGGTTTTGGGATCAGGTCGTAGCCGCGATCAGGGCGCTGCTTCGCATACCCTGATCCAAGAAGGAAAGCGGAGGTCGTCGGTTTTGGGGGTGACGGCCTCCGCCATCAGGTTCGCCTCAACCCGCGCGGAAGAGACCCTCAATAGGTAGCGCCATTGCTCAGGTGAGGCCATTGGGAGAAATCACGATGCCCCGGCTTGGGCCTTGGAGCTAGCCCCAATACCGGCGCACCTCGGGCAGCCGACTATCCCAATTGCGGGCCCCCCAGCGTGAAAAGTCGTCTGCGATCAGATCGAGCTTGGTCGGGCCGACTTTTGGGCGGAAGACTTCGACCCGCGTCAGGTCCTCGACTGATATGAGCACGCCCTCGGCACCGATGCTGCGCACCTTGAAGCTATCGCCGTAATACTCGATGGGCGGCACGTTGCCGTAGGTCGATATCTCAAAATCGTCGGGGCGAAAGATTACGCCGATCTTGGAAAATGGCACCGGTGGCGCGAAGGGCTCAGAGCGGCTGTCGAGCATAGGAAGAGAATGCTCGCGCAGCAGCACGCGCCCAAGTTCGTTGAGCTTGTATGGTGACCAGAAAAACTGCGCGCGCCGATTTCGAGGGTAGTGCAGGTAGAGGTAGCCATTGGGGAAAAGCGGCGTGCCCATGTCATTCTCCTCCATATTCCATAATGCTCTCCGGCACCTCGCCGGCTCGATAGAGCACGGTCGCATCGCCATAGATGCCCAAGTCCGGATCGGCATCGCGCACCCAGGCGAGAACGCCGGCATGTGTCGGCGCCATCAACTTGGCCCGAAGGATTGCCGCGCTTTCGCTTGGGGCTTCCTGGCCTTGATTGATCGGCTGTAGCTCGCCTTCTTCGTCGCGCTGAAAGCCCATCACCACGATTAGCTTTGCCATTTCGCAACCTCACTTGTTCCTGGTTTGTTCTCATTATATGCAATGCGAGAACTGGGACAAGTCCTGCAATGCCGACCCAAGCCGCACCGGAAAGCAAGCTATCGAGCTACCCGTGGGATGAGATCGCCGTCGATTGCCCGCGGTGCAATCGCTATGCCCAGGTGCGGGTCAACCTGCTGAGGAAGGTCTATGGCGATATTCCCTTGAAAGACCTGGCGCATCGCATCGCCGCCGATCGCTCATGCGGGCTGGCGATAGGGCTCAATGGCCAGCGTTCGTTTTGCAGCGCGCGCATGGTGACGCCCGAGGTTCACACCTGGGCCAATCTCGGCAACGCCCTGCACGGGAACTGGGGAGCGATTCTCTACTGCAACCGCCACCTCGAGGCGATGAAGCGCGCCATCCCCTGCAAGAAGCCCTTCGAGCTGGGCGTGCCGACGCTGGTCGCGGCCTTCGGTTGGGACTTTCCCCTTGAGCGGCTTCCCCGGAAGCTAACTTGCCCGGGGTGCGGATCGCATTCCTTCCACATCGAGTGGCACGTGCCGGAGCCGCCGCCCGCACCAGGCGGGGCGAGCGAGAACCCAGAACCCTTCTTGAGGCTTCGTGCCGTCGGCGACGGCAGGATGCGTCTTGTGTCGAAATAGAGCCAGCTGTATAGCCGTTCTAGACCCTCTGGCGTTTTACGCCGGCATTGATCTCATTGAGATATTTCCCCGCGAGTTCGGTGCGGTTTTACAGGGATGGGCTTGAAAACGCTGGTTTGTGCCCAGCTTCCCAAGCTGAATACGAGGGTTCGATTCCCTTCACCCGCTCCAATTCCCTCACATCCGAGCCAGCCGCCGCCTCACTGTGCCGAGGCCGCGATGAAGCGTTCTGCGAGCGCCGAGCCCATGCTTTCCACCAGCTCGCCCACCGCGCCCGCCGGTTCCCAGGAATAGATCGAAACCACCATCGAGGGTTCCGGGCCGAAACCGGTATAGCGCCGCACGCGCCGGCCCGTCGTCGTGCCCACCGGCAGCAGCGAAAGCCCCATGCCGGCCTCCACGGCCACCAGCACGCTTTGCAGGCTGCTGCCCGAAAATGCGATGTACCAGCGGCGTCGATCCTGCTCGATGCGCTCGAACATGGCGTCGCGGTAAAGTCCGCCCGGGGGGAACGCCACCAGCGGTAGCGGGTCCGGCCATTCCACGGCGAAAGTGGCGCTTTCGAACCAGGCAATCGCCTCGGGGAACGTCGCGCGATGGTCGTCACCCGGCGATGGCTCCTTGATCACCACCACGTCGAACTCCCCGTCACGATAGCGCTTGGAGAGGTCGCGGCTGAGTCCAGTCGTCACATCGAGGCGGATCTCGCGGTGGCGCTTGGCGAAGCCGGCGAAGATCCGCGCCATCTCGACCGTCACGATGTCCTCGGGCACCCCGATGCGGATCGATGACGTGCCCGCCGGGTCGGCCAGCAGCGTCTCCGCCTCGTGCTGCAGGGTCAGGATGCGGCGCGAATAGCCGAGCAGCCGCTCGCCCGACGCCGTCGGCCGCACCGGGCGCGCCGCGCGGTCGATGAGCGCGCGCCCCACCACCTGCTCCAGCCGGCCCAATTGCTGGCTGATCGTCGATTGCGTCATGTGCAGCTTTTCGGCCGCGACGGTGAAGCTGCCGTTGTCGGCAATGGCCACGAAGGCGCGGAGCAGGCGAGGGTCGAGCATGGTCGTGCATTCAGACTACGAATGAATTCCATCAAGACATGTCATTTGCCGATGGCGTCGTCCAGCGCTACGCATTTGTGACCGGTGATCGTTGAGGGACGGCATCGGGCAGCCATTTTCGAGAAAGTCGAACAGCCGCGCGGCCAGCCATGGTCTCGTGCCGGGAAAGGTGCGGCCTGTTCCAGCCTGGAGAATCTTCGATGTTGTTCGCATTCCGCCGCAATGAGCTCTCGCCCCCAGGCGTAGGGCTGCCGCGACGCGAGCGCACCATCGCGGTCACCGCCATTCTCATCAACGTGGCCATGGCCAATCTCGATTCCGCCATCGCCAACACGGCTTTGCCCACCATCGCCCGCGATCTCCAGACCACCGATGCCCAGTCGATCTGGGTGGTGAGCGCCTACCAGATCGCCATGGTCGCCACGCTCCTCCCGGCCGCCGCGCTTGGCGAGGTCATCGGCCTGCGCCGCGTCTCGATGGTCGCGCTCGTGCTCTTCACCATCGCTTCGCTCGTCTGCGGCATGGCCCCGACCTTTCAATGGCTCGTCGCCGGCCGCGTGCTGCAGGGCATGAGTGCCGCCGGCATTCTCGGCCTCAGCGTCGCCATGATGCGCTCCATTTATCCGCGCGAGCTGATGGGCGCCGGCATGGGGCTCAATGCCCTCGTCGTCGGCATGTCCTTTGCCGCCGGCCCGACCGCTGCCTCCATCATCCTCAGTTTCGCCAGCTGGCACTGGCTGTTCCTCATCAACGTGCCGCTGGGCATCCTCGGCATCGTCATGGGCCTGCACTCACTGCCGCCCACCATTCGCGGCGGCTGGCGCTTCGATCGGCTGGCGGCACTGCTCTGCGGCGTTGGCCTCGCCACCACCATCTTCACGCTCAATGCCGTCACCCGCGGCGCGTCCTGGCCGCTCACCATTGCCGGC